GCAGGTAAGTGTATGAAGAAAGCTAAGCCCAAGGCTAAAGCTAAAGCCAAACCTAAGCGCGGTGGAATGAAAAGTGGCTACTAAAAACGGACCCGCTAAGGGCAAAGCTAAAGTCAAGGTGACGGCTAGCGGCAAGAAGGTTAGCTACGGTCAAGCAGGCAAAGCCAAAGACGGAGGTCCACGTGTACGTCCGGGTACTAGCAAAGGCGATGCCTACTGCGCTCGTTCCGCCGGTCAGATGAAGTCTCACTCTAAAGCAGCCAAAGACCCCAACAGTCCGCTACGTCTTAGCAGAAAGCGTTGGAAATGTAAAGGGAGCAAAAGTACCAAATAGATTGACTTATTACCGTATTTATGCTATAATGATAGATTAAGGTACTCAATGGCCCGAAAGGAAAACCAATATGTTTGCTACAATTCAAGACGTTGACAAAGCTTTAACGCAAGTCAACAGCGTCTTCACTCTTCTTAATAAGCACATAGCTAAACTTGAACAACGGATTGAGGAGCTTGAAGCTAAGCCAACCTCACGCCGCTCAACCGCGAAGAAGGAGGAAGAAAATGACGCCTGAAGAACAGAAGTTTTTTGACGATGCTCGTGAGATGTTTATCTCTGCTGGATGGAAGGCTTTCATTGCCGATGTGATTCGTAACATTGAGAACACTCGCGTTGAGAATCTTGAAGATGAGAAGGCTTTCTGGATTGCTAAGGGTCAGCTTGCTGTCCTACACCAGATTGCAGGCTACGAAAACCTCATCTACCATAGCGAAGCAGAGGCCGAGCAAGACGATGAGTCGTAAGATATTTGACGCACGTTGCACGGAATGCAACACAGTGTTTGAAGTGTTTGACTACCTTGACGCACCTGTCGGGTGTAGCTGCGGAGCGGTAGCCAAACGCATCATCTCTCCTGTTCGATGCAAGCTTGAAGGCACTTCTGGGGATTTTCCTGGAGCTGCTATCAAGTGGGCTAGGGAGCATGAGAGAGCAGCACGGAAGGGTAACGGCTGAGCCAAAGCCGCCTTCCTTAAACCTTAACCGATAACCCCTAGTGGACCGGAGTGATATGATATGGCACGTTTAGTAGACCCCGAAATGGAAGACAACCGAGAGGAAACCTCTGAGCTAACGGAAACTACGGAAGAGTTTGTAGAGCCTACAGAATCTGAAGTAGTTGAAGAATCGGAGGAGTCTTCATCCGACCTTCCTGATAAGTACCGGGGCAAGTCCGTTGCTGAACTAGCGGAGATGCACTCGAACCTTGAACGTCTTATGGGCAAGCAATCACAGGAAGTGGGCGAGCTACGTAAAGCGTTTGACAAGATGGTTCAAGACTCTCTTGCGGCAAAGCAACAAGACGCTACGCCCGAACCAGAAATCGACGACATTGACTTTTACGCAGACCCTAAAGCTGCGTTTGAGAAAATGCTTAACAACCACCCTACGCTTAGAAACGCGCAAGAGGTGGCACTTCAAATGCGTAAGCAGGAAGCGTTGGCTGCATTGCAGTCTGCTCATCCTGATATGAAAGAAGTGCTAACAAATAAGCAATTCCAAGAGTGGGTTGGTAAAAGCAAAATCCGTCAACAACTGTTTGAAGATGCTGACAAGAACTACAATTACGAAGCTGCTAGCGAGTTGTTTGACCTGTGGAAAGACCGGCAGGCTGTCGTTGAGCAGACCGCAAAGGTAGAGAAGGTGGCTCAAAAGCAGGAGGTGAAGAAAGCAGCTACTGGCTCAGCAAGGAGTAATCCCGACAGTCAATCGTCTCGTAAAATTTATCGTCGTCGTGACATCATTGAACTCATGAACAAAGACCCTAAACGCTACGAAGCCTTACAACCTGAGATTATGAAAGCATACTCAGAAGGCCGTGTGCGTTAACTTAGCCACTAAGGAGATACACCATGGCACTAGGAACAAACCACGTAACCGGCTCTGGTAAAGCCAACGGTACCGCTCAAACCTTTATTCCAGAGGTATGGTCGGACGAAATCATTGCTTCTTACGAAAAGTCACTTGTAGTTAAGCCGCTTGTTCGTACCATGTCTATGACTGGTAAGAAAGGCGACACCATTCACATTCCCAAACCTGACCGTGGCAACGCCTCTGGCAAGACTGCAGAAACTCAAGTCACTTTGATTGCTGGCAATACTAGCGAGCTTGCCATTAACATCGACCAGCACTACGAGTACAGCCGTCTGATTGAAGACATCACCGACGTACAGGCTTTGTCTTCTCTCCGTCAGTTTTACACTCAGGATGCTGGCTACGCTCTGGCTACCCGTGTAGACACCGACTTGATTGGTGAGGCTGATAACTTTACTGCTCAATTGCAGTTTTTGTCAGCAGGTGGTACTGGTACCGCTAATGGCGCTGCTACTGCTGCGTTTAACGACCAAGGCTTCCGTGAAGCTATTCAGGTGTTGGACGACAACAACGTACCTATGGACAACCGCGTATGGGTTATCCCGCCTGCAATGAAGAAAGAGTTGTTGGGTGAAACCAACTACATCTCTACTGACTTCGTTACTGGCAAGCCTGTCGAAACTGGTCGTATTGGTTCGCTGTATGGTGTAGACATTTACGTCTCTACCAACATCCCAACCGAAAACACCGACGAGAAAGGCTCCATCCTGATGCACAAGGATGCGCTGGTATTCGTTGAGCAGCTAGGCGTACGTGTTCAGACTCAGTACAAGCAAGAGTGGCTTGCTGACCTGATGACTGCCGATACATTGTACGGCTTTAAGACCTACCGCCCTGAAGCTGGTGTCCGACTCTACGGCACCGTCTGATACCCCTCGGCCCCCTCTGGGGGCCTTTCCTTTTTTCTAGGTATTTATTAAGTGCCTATAACAAAGGACATCGCTGGAGATTCTTATGAG